GGTAATAGCATATTATAAATGCTCCTCTATTATACTAGCTGTATCTTCTAGCTCTAAATTAAGAGCTTCCGCATTACTTGCACTAATAGAGCCTGAGTCTAGCATAGCTATAAGTAGCTGTTGCATAGTATCTAGATTATTCTGTATTAGCTGTACACTATTTTTATCTAAATGCATTGTATATCTCCTACGCTAGGTACGTTTTGCAGTGTGTTTAAATAGTCTACTACTTCCAGTTCTCCTAGGTACTTATCAGTTCTAATACCTGCTTCACCTAAGCGATCTAAGAAAGCTAAGTCTAGTGTACCTTTTGCGCTCTCTAATGCTACTCTGTACATAGTATGTATACGAGTACTGGTGGTGCTAGTATACTCTGTTCTTAATAGCGGTTTCTTATAGCTTAGCTGACTTATATACTTATACACTAGTACAGTAGTACCGTTAGTTAAGAAGTGCAATCTGGATACTGAGCCTTCTTCTATAAGAGCTGAGCCTTCGAAAGTTAGTAGGTTCATAGCTACTAGCGGCGCATTAACATGAGTAATAGGCGCATAGCTATAAGCTATCATAGGTATGCTTTGTATAAGTGGTATAGTGGATGTTTTTGGTATGGTCATTAGCTGATTCCATTAGTTGTTAGTTAGATTAAATACTGTTTTCTGGCATGAAATGGCATATTGTGCCAAAACGTGCCATAGTGTGCCATTGTGCCACAATGCCAGAGCATGTCAAGGGGTATCTTACTCTCCCTGTCTTAGCTACTACTACCTAAGTGCGCCTACTAGATCCTGTATATACAGGGATATACCTAGTAAGTGTGTATATAGTACTCTATATAGTTGATGTATGTATTTAGGGGTAGCTTATTTAAATATATAATTATATATACATATACATAGATACTTATACAGCTACTTACATATACAGCTAGCTAGCTAGCTACTTACATACATAAGTAGTAGCTAAGATAGGTACATGAGAATATGCCGATACACAGATATACACCCCCTTTTTTGTTGTGGCATTGTGGCATTGTGGCACGTTCTGGCTATTGTGCCAAATTACCTCTTTTAGTAGTTACTTAGCTATTTTGCATACTAGAGCAGTAAGTTGCTTTTATCCTTACCAAACTCCAGACAGCAAAAAGCCTCAATTAAGAGGCAATCTTTATTAAGTGCTTAGAATCTAAGTATTAGAGTGCAAACAATGCATCTTTATTATCTGATTCAATTTTATTCATTCTAGCTATAAATCTAAGTGCTAAACTGTCCTGTTCTAGGCTGCAAAGTATAATCGCTTTTCGCATTGCTTCCATATCTTCTGTCTTAATACTAGCTTTAGGACTAGCGAATACTTCAAATTTAATCTGATATGCTTTAACAACTGCCATGACTTTTAGTAATTCAGACTCATTAGCATGTTCAATATCAATACCTAGTTTACTTGCAACTACTAAACTAAGTGGAGCTTCAAAAGCACTAGTAAACCAAGCACTGATTTTATCCTTATTCAGTCTTCCACCTTCGGTGGTTTCTTCTAGGTAATCTATAATGCTGGCAATACTTAAACCACTAGTAAATATATTCAACTGCCCTTTAGCATGAGCGGATTTAATCTTCTTATCTTCTACAGATTCTAACCAATTCAATATATGATCTTGAAGGTCTGGCAAAGCTACACTTATTAAATCACTTGCCAGATGTGCAATCGGTAAACGAACATAAGAGCTAACTAAGCCGCTTGTATTATCAGCACGATACAGGCATTTAGTAATTCTAGTGCCTGCGATTTCTACTGGTACATTAGCAGAATCATAGGCTTTAAACTCACCTAATGTTTCACCTAGCTTTGCTAGTTCTGCGCGCATCTTTTCACCTAATGCAATTGCATTATTACTAGCTGCGCTTTGTGCTTGTGCTATCGCTTCACTGGTTTCTACTACTAGCGTATTGTTTGAGTTATCTGTATTCATTTCTATTCTACCTTATTGTATTAGCTGGTTATTGAATTCTTAACTTAGGTGTTAAGTCATTAAACAATCAATCAATCAATCAATTGCTTAATAACTTAGCTACTAACTACTTAGCTATCCTGCTATCCTCCAAGCATTCAACTGCTTTCTAACTTCTGTATCTATACTATCTTCTATCTTATCTACTACAATAGCGCCTAGTATTAAAGATACCATTAGTACTAAGGTAACTGCTAAACCTGTGATTATTATATAAAGTGGTAACATGTGAACTTCCTATTGTATTAAGTAGCAGACGTCATTGCCCACTTACTACTACTAATGCAACTAGCATACCAACTAATCAAACTATCTATAAACGTCTAACCTATTGATTTATATAGCTATTTATCTACTGAATACACATAAACTTGGCATGTATCCAATATACGCACCAACTAAGTGCTGCCTTGCACCAATTGAGAGAATGAACTGTATAAGCTATTGATTCTCTTGCATTTTATACCTGCTACTTATGCACCCTATTTGTGCAACTGTCTAGGGTGTATGTACCTGTATGTACCTTGTATGGTTGGTCTGACCAGTACTGCTCTCGCTCCCGTGTATGTGTATGTGTATGTGTCTCCCTACCTATAGGTAGGTGTACCAGTGTACCAGTGTACCAGTGTACCAGTGTACTACTGTACTACTGTACTACTGTGTTGGTGTAGTACCACACTACCTAGGGGGGGTGAAGCCTTTTTAGTTCCTGCGCCTCCTCCTATCCTAAGAAGACTTAATTATATTCCTAAACTTTTTACTGCAACTGCTCCCTTAGCAACAAAGACATAAGAGCAGCTAGCTAAGGCGGCCTTGCATCCCTAATTGCAACAGGCGCACAGCGGTAGTATAGTAGTTACATACTCTTTATACGGCAGATGAATCTATGCAGAAAATAAATGAAGACCTCTTAGATTCCTTGGGCGGCAGTTCTATGCCAGCTTCGGCTGAATTCATTGCAGCTAGTACAGGCACAGGTATAGGCACAGGTAATCTAAACCATACGAATACAGGCAGTACTAGTAGCATAGAAGAGAAGGCGCTTAAACTGCTAGGTTCCGGCGTTAATCCAGAACAGACAGCTATGGCATTAGGTGTATCTCCTAGTCGTATCTCTCAGCTAATGGCAGAGAAGCACTTTGCAGATAAAGTAGCTTCCTTAAGATACGAATCCTTACAGAGTGCTACTAGAAGAGATGGAAGGTACGACACCTTAGAAGACAGATTGCTGGAAAAACTAGATGCTTCTATGCCGTTAATGGTACGGCCGGATACAATACTAAAAGCTATTAATACTATTAATGGCGCTAAGCGACGAGGCCAAGCGGCCGCTCCTACAGTAACCAACCAGCAGAACATAGTTCAGCTAATACTACCTACTATTATAACTCAAAAGTTTACTACAGATATTAATAACCAAGTGGTTAAGACAGGAGCCCAAGAGCTGCTGACTATGCCGTCTAGTAATTTAAATAAGCTAGTAGAAGCTGCAAGAGTAGATAGAGAGGCTGCGTTAGCACTTACTATGGAAGGCACGGAGATTAGTACTAATGAACACAGTGTATCACCCGAGAGGAGCACAGCTTAGGTTACGAGATGTGTTAGACAGGATGCAGAATAAACCTAAGGCAGTACGGCCGCTGGTATACGCAACACAAGAAGTGGATGCAGCTAAGGCGGTACTACTTCGTTTACTACGTCATGCAGAGGCCACCAGTTCCAAGGTAACTTCTACCACTCATCCCGCCAGCCTAGCTATAGAGACTACAGATGAACCCTAAGTCACCGCTCCCTAATATGGAATACAAGAAAGAAGATCTGCTAGCCTCCTTAGGAGATGTATCTGATAATACCCAACCGGTACAGGCAGCGGAGCAAGTACAGACACTAGGAGCCTCGGCTGATGAGATACAGGCTTTAGCTAAGCAAGACTTAGATTTCTTAGCTGCTCTTGTGATGCCTTTAATCTTTACTTATTGCTATCCTCCTGTGTTTAAAGCAGTATGGCAGTGGCTCTTAGATTACATAGCACAGCACCGTACCTTTCCACAGTTGGCGCTAGGACTGCCGCGCGGCTTCGGTAAGTCTACTCTGATGAAAGTGTTCCTTATATACGCGATACTGTTCACAGATAAGAAGTTTATTCTTATAGTAGCTGCAACTGCAAAACTAGCGCAGAATATTATAGCTGATGTGATGGATATGCTAGAAGAGCCTAACATTAAAGCAGTGTTTGGTGACTGGAAAGCAGGCGTAGAGAAAGATACTCAGGAAGTTAAGAAGTTCGGATTCCGTGGCAGAAACATAAGTATAGTAGCAGCTGGTGCGGAGACTAAGGTACGGGGACTTAACCTTAAAAACGAACGTCCAGATGTAATACTAATGGATGATATGCAGTCTAGGGAATGTGCTGATTCAGAAGTACAGTCAGAGTCCTTAGAGAAGTGGATGGTAGGGACTCTAATGAAGACTAAGTCTCCTACCGGCTGCATGTTCTTATTCGTAGCTAACATGTACCCT